GTAGATAAAGATAATAATCTTCTCCCTGAGCCAATGGACGAATACAACCACGCTATTGACTCAATTAGGTACGTTCTACTCATGAAAGACAAACTATGGTAAAACACATAAATTCGTATCTTGGGCGCGGTTCTTAATACAATTATTCGTATATTTGTGATGAGCTAATAAATATTGATATGGATAAACCACAGAAAAAAGAAATTAAAAAACTAATCAAGAATGTCAAACGGAGCTGCTATGCAGGAATAATTCTTAAAGAACCTGAGTTTTCTATAGTTAGATATGATGATGATTTTATGCTTAATGATTATAAAGAACGTACACATCAATTAGCTATAGTATTTAGATGGTTTAGACGGTATAAGAAAGAGTATAAAGCAAGTATTACTCGCTGTGAATTAGATAAGATTATTTTTAAATTTGATTTGACTTGATATTGTTGATATGAAAAAGATATTATCAAAAATAACGTTATGTATTTTAATACTAGCTATAGGTGTTTTTTTAATATATGAGTTATATATTGAACCTCTTATTAGAATAAAATTAGATAATATCTATGAATATATTGCAGCAGTATTTATTATGACTTTCGTTTATTCTGTAGTGATATATTTAATAAAACTAACAGCCACTTTCTTAGGTTGGTTAATCGATAATAGTAAATAAGTATGAATAAACTAATAAACGTATCTGAACTAAGCCGATTACTAACAGGAAGCCCTGACAATATAAGAGCTAATAAAATACCTAAAAAACATAAGTTCATGGTAGATTTATTACTTGCGATGATGGATACATGGGAGAAACTAATAAAATAGAAATTCAGTATAAAAAATGGTAGATATGAAAAATCAAAGCGCTTTTGAATGGTGGGATAATCTTCCTGAAACAAGCCTAGATAAACCTAATAAATATGGATTAGCGATGTTATTTAATACAGAGCCAAAACATATTTTGATGTGGCAAATAAAATCATTATACAAAATAGAAAAAGGATCAAAGTTGTTTGATAAAGAAGCTATGGGATTAGTGTTTGAAACAGATCATAAAGTTGAATTCACTCCTATAGATGGAAATGATTTTGAAAACATGAAAGTTAAACTTAGACCTAAATCAAAGCCTATTATACCTGAACCACCAAAATGCAGAAAGATAATAGAAGGTAAGCAGCCTGACCCTCCCAAACCAAAACAATTTAGGGTATACAAATCTAATTTCGGATGGATGGTGTCTGAAGTTAGAAAGAAAGTTAAAAAAAGGTTCTTGAGAAGTGATGTAGTTACATGGGATTATGAAGTATTAAATATGATAGGAAAATATAAAAACCCACTAAGTTGTTCTCACACCCCATTCAGGACAAAAGATGAAGCTATTGAATGGCTTAAAGAAATAATTAAAGGGCGTAAAGAGCCTCCAACAGCCTCTTTATATAGCTACGATATTGAGTATTTTAACGAATCAGATTTAATATAACCAATCTTCCATATTTTTTATCTTAAGCCACTTTAGCGAGTGGCTTTTTTATTACACATAATTTTATTAAGAATCAATATAAATTGCACATATTTTGTTATTTAGAATTATTATGCATAATTTTGAAGATATAAAACATGCGCATAATGTTTGATAAACTTAAGAACGCTTACAAGGCTTTTAATCAGCCAGTTAATAAAAGTCCATACAATTACTTACCTGTACAAATAGCAGGAGGCGGTTCTTTGTCTCCTAATTACATGACTCTTTCGAGCAATAAAGCTTTAATGGGGGCTTATCTTAATCCAGCGGTGCAGCCAGCTATAAACATTTGGGGTAGGGCTGTATCAAATATGAAAAGAAGCATTAAGCAATTATCTACAGGAATTGTTTATGATGATGAAACTATAAAATCAGCACCGAAAGAAATTCAAAACCTTTATTCTCTTCTTAAGCAACCTAACCCATTTATGAGTGAAGGTGAGTTTTTAAATATGAGAACAATAGTTCAGAAGATAAACGGTAATTCATATACTTATTACAATGTACCAGAAGCATTTCAGGCAAGAGGTAAATTAAAGATAAACGATATAACTTCTATATATTCAATGTGGCCTCAGTATACAATGCCGTTAACGACTAGTACACCTGAGTTATTCCCTAATACATTAGCTGAAACAATAAAGGGGTATCATTTTGAGTATAGCAATTATAAGATAACTATACCGTCTTATTTAATTATGCATTCTAACGAGGTTAATCCTTATTTAAGCTCAGGATTAAACAATAGTCCTTACAAAGGTTTATCTCCTTTGATGGCGGATAAAGAAACAATTTCTAATGTGGCCGCAGCTTTAGCCGCAAGAAACGTTTTTCACACTCAAAGAGGTGCAATAGGTTTGTTTTCACCAGACAAGAAAGACTCATCGGGTCAAATGCCAATGTTATCGTCAGAAAGAGAGCAGTTTGATAAGGACATGGAGGATTTCGGTATACAACATAATCAAAGTAAGATTTATGTCACTAATACCCCTATGAAGTACACTCAAATTGCTATAGACCCTAAAAATCTAGGCTTATTCGAAGAAGTATGGAATAGTGCAATTTTGATAGCTAACACATTAGGAGTGCCTAAAAACTTAGTCGAGACGTATTTAAACGGGGCTACTTTCGATAATCAAGAAAAAGCTTGGTTAAGATTCTATCAGGATAGTGTAATACCTTTTGCGTTCGGACAGGTAGAGGCAGAAAATACTACTTTAGGTCTAAAAGACATAGGTTATGCTATTGTGGGTGATTTCTCACATTTACCTATTTTGCAAGAAGACCAGAAGAGACAAGCAGAAACAAGGGAGAAGAACGTAAAAGCAACTATTGAAGCATTTAAATATAACGCTGCAACGATTCAGGACATAGCAAGAGCTAATGGGTTAGAATCAGACGATGAAAGGACGATATTTGAATTAAGTGATAAAGAAATAGAAATAGTACTTAATAAGTTCGAAGATGAAAACACTAACGAAGGAACAGGCGGAAGCAATCAAGAAGCTTAATAAGGATAAAAAGAAAGCTTTAGAAAGTAATAAAATAATTAAAAAGTAAGTCATGGATAAATTAAACATTCCTGAATTCGAAAACAAGAAAGAGTTGTTTAAATTTCTTGTTGAGAACAAAAGCACTTTAGAAGCTCAGAAAAAAGCCGAAACAAAACATGCTGATTCAGTGGTGTTTCATGTGCCTTCAAAAGCTAAGAAATCAGCTAATAAAGCTGAGGCAAATATAGAAGATATTAACGAGTTAAAAGTTAAGGTAGTTATAAATACAAGTAACTTAATAGACTCTCATTCAGACATGCATTATCCTGGTTTATGGGATAAATCTTTAAAAGAGAACAAGAATATAATGCATCTACAGGAGCATACTAACAAGTTCGATCACTTAATAGCAGATAGCGATGATTTAACCGCATACGCTCAAAATTATACATTTAAAGAATTAGGATTCGACTTAGAAGGAAAAACCCAAGCATTAGTTTTTGAGTCAACTATAAGGAAAGATGTTAATCCTTATATGTTTAAGCTATACTACAATGGTAGAGTTAAAGAACATTCAGTTGGTATGAGATACGTAAAGCTAGTAATGGCTGTAAACGATGAAGATTGGGGAGCAGAATATGAGGCGTGGGAAAAATACTATCCTGAAGTAGCTAATAAAGAGGTAGCCGATTCTCAGGGTTATTTTTGGGTTGTCAAAGAAGCTAAAGTAGTAGAAGGATCAGCGGTATTAAAAGGTAGCAATTATGCAACCCCTACATTAACAGTAGAAAGTAAAAACAAGCCGTCGGAAGACACTTGTAAAGATAATGAGCCGTCAAACAACGACACTCAGGAATTTAAAGAGATGATTAATAACTTTAAAATTTTTTAAAATGAATGAAGAATTAAAAAAAGAGTTTGACGGACTTTTAGTTTCGGTAAAAACTCAGGTAAAAGACCAATTTGAAGAATTAACGGAAAACTTCAAAGGCAATGAGCAATTGAAAGAAAACTTAACTAATCTAGAAAAAGGTTTAGAAAGTTTATCTGAAAAAGTAAAAGATCTAAACAATGATAGCGACTTAAACAAGTTGAAGGAGTCAATGGGTGAGATTGAAGATATTGTGAAGATGCAAGGCACTTTGATTGAAGCTAACAAGAATTCTGACGGAGGCACACCTGAAAGGATTACATTTAAGCAATTAGCTAATAAGTTTGTTGACTCTGACGAGTTTAATAACTATAAAGAAAAAGCTACTGGCGAATCGGAGAGATTAGAGCTAAAAACAGTCTCGTTAACGGATGATTATGTTAATTTCGCTAATGCTCCAGCTACTCTAACTGCTCAGACGGGTGTAGTTATTCAGCAGCCTTATCAGATGGCTGACATGAGAGCTAGAGATATTATCCCTTCTGCTCCTATTGATGTTCCGTTTGTGATTTCTGAAGAAATTATTGATTGGGTTAATACTATTGATGTAAATAGTGAAAATGGAACTTTAGTTGAATTTTCTTTCAAAGCTGAGCCAAAAACTTTTCAAAAGAAAAGAATTGGTGCTTACGTTAAGATTTCTAAAGACATGATGCAATCAAGAAGTTTTATTGTGTCACAAGTAGAGACAACTTTACCTAGCAAGTATTATAGAAAAGAGAATCAAGAAATTTTCAGAGGTTCAGGAACAGGTGAACATGTATTAGGTTTGTTCGCAAATCCTAACGTTAGAACATTTGCGCTTACAGGTACATTTGCTGCAACAGCATTTGCTTCTGTGGCTTCTTTTGGAGATGGGACAAAATCGTTAGTTACTTTTGCTGCTGATCATGGCCTTTGGGATGGTTATTCTTTAACTATTGCGAACTCTACAAATTACAATGCTACTTATGTTGTAACTGTTCATACTAAGACAAAAATTGTAATTGAAGCAGCTTATGTAGCCGAAGCAACAGCAGCTTGGACTGGTACTTTTACTCATCCAAGATATCAAAAAGTTGTTACCCCTAACTTAGGTGATGTAGCTAGTAACGCAATGAGATCTATTAATAACGGTTTCAATAGACCAAGCGGAATTATAGTAAATCCTTTTGACGCTTCTGATTTAGAAGACTTAAAAGATACAACAGGCCAGTATATTATTAAATTCCATGATGCAGCTGGTAATTTAGTAGTTAATAGAGTTCCTTTGTTAGAATCTCACGAGGTTCCACAAGGCGAAATGTGGTTAGGTGATTTTGCTAACTCTGCTTTTATATGGGATTACAGAGGTTTGGAAATGTATATGTCTACTGATGTTAGCTATGATTTGAGTAATCAAGTGGCTTTAATTATTGAAGGACATATCATCCTTGCTAACTATAACCCTTTGGCGTTTATGAAGGTAAATATTGCACAAGCTATTACCGATTTAACAAAATCATAATATAAATAAAGGAGGGATTTAGTTCCCTCCTAAAATTTAAAAACTATGGTAATAACTTTGGAAGGCAGCGAAAGCAAAATAAAAGAACTTCGTAGATATGTAGGGCAATGGCTTATAGTTAATAAAATCAAAGAAGTCGAAGCCCAAAGCGGATCTAACGAAGAAGTCAAGGAGGAATTGAGAAAAGTTGAGAATAACCTTAACAATTACAAGTCTAAGTTGAAAAAAGCAAACGCAGAAATAGCCGATTTGAAAGAACAATTAAATAAAGGTTAATATGTTTAATACAGTTGTTGATTTTACAGGTAAATACAATCTTACGCAATTACCATTAGAGGCATCAGATATAAATGATGTTATTGATGTTGAAGAGCGTAGATTGTTAAAGGCAATAATGGGAAGCCATGAATTTAAGTTATTAGAAGATAATTTAGATGTTAATGGTAATCCAACTACACAGCCTTACATTGACCTTGTAGAAGGCGATACGACTTACATAGTAACTGACCAAAACAATATTGAACATGAGTTCGAATGGGATGGAATTAATCAGTTTTTAAAAG